AACCATAAATTCACAGATAAAAGCATTGTAGATGAAATGCCAGAACACTGTAACATCAACGAAATAACAAATATGTTCAACAGTGTCGGATTCGGAAGTGTAACCTCTTGGTTGAAACCATATAATGTTTTAAGCAACGGCGAAAAAATGAGAGTAGATTTAGCATACAATCTACTATCAGAAAAAGAAATAATTGTATTCGATGAATTTACAAGTGTAGTAGACCGAGACATAGCAAAAACAACAAGTTATACAGTACAAAAAAACATAAGAAGAAACAACCGAAAATTCATAGCAATAAGTTGCCACTTCGACATAATCGACTGGTTACAACCCGACTGGGTATACAACACGGACGATGGTTCTTTTTTCATAAAACAGACTGGAAAAAACCAGTCATTAAACTACAAATCTATAAAATCACAAACAAACTTGGTCAAAAAATATGGAAAACATTTAGCAAATATCACTATTTAAGCGGAAACTTAAACAAAACAAGTGAATGCTACATAGGAATATATAACGATAAATTAGTAAGTTTCTGTGCAGTAATACAACTACCATATCAAAAAGGTAAAAAAAGAATTCACCGTTTAGTTGTTTTACCCGAGTTTCAAGGAATAGGAATAGAAACAAAATTCTTAACAACAATCACAGAATACTATGTTAAAAAAAATTGGACAGTATTCATAACTACAAGTAATAAAGGATTAGTATATAGTTTAAAAAAGAATAAACACTGGAAATATAATGATACACATCTAAACACCATTGTTTTACGAGAAAGACCCGAACTATCAAAATATAACATATCAACAGAAGATAAAAAAATAAAATCAAAAAATATAGAAACAAACATTGATAATGTATTTACACGAGAAATCAGCAGTTTCAAGACTAATAAAGAAATATTTTATAATGAGTTAAAGTGAGTGTAAGTGAGGTTTAAATAATGCTTTTCAAAACAATTGAATTAAACATACATGATTTAAATTTAAAAAGTGTTAAAGATGCTATTAATGATATAATCTATAAAAAATATTGGGATAAAAAAAGAGAAGATTATGAAACTTCCGTACAAATGAATCATCGTATAACTTGGATAAATAATGATTTTTGTACATTACGAGACCTTGCGGAAATAAATAATACTACAAAATCATATTTAGAAAATATTTCTGCTAATGTTTGTTGGTTAGATATTAAACATGATTTATTGATTTTGTATGATAAACGAGATGAATTAGAACGAGAGGAAGAAAGAATAAATGCAGTTAATACACAAATTGAAACTTGGAAGCAGAGAATTGGTAGTATTAGATATGATTTAAATAAATTAGCAATTAGAAAAAAAGAAATTTATGATTTAATTAATAATACTAATGATGAGAAAAAATTAAAAAGATTATATAAAGAATTAGAAAATATAGGGAATAGAGAATCACAATTAAATAAAGATATGGATACTGCACAGAAAAATCAGAGAACTGCATTATGTTTAACTAATAATTATAAGGACACTACTCCAGATAAATTGGAATTAGAACAAAAAGGTGAATTAAACTTAAATGCAAAAGTAACTGGTGATTTAACATTAGCAGAAGAAGAAGCCAAAGCCGATGAATATTTTAAACAATTAGAAAAAGAAATGCAATTAAGAGGCAAAATATAATGGACATTACAAACACTACAAACTGGAAAAAAATATGGGAAGAGCAAAGAAACCATTTCTATGCCACTATTTACAATAACTATTTCATACCCGAGAAACCATTCGGAAAACAAGTTAAATTCCTTATTTACCAATCAGAAGAAATGTTATTCGGTGGCAGAGCCGGTGGTGGGAAAAGCAGTAGTCTTTTAATGTCTGCTTTACAATATGTTGAGGAAAAACATATTCCGGAAGGCGAAAACAAGTTAAACTATAATGCACTTATTATCCGTAGAACTTTGGAAGATTTGGATATGCCAAATGCGATAATGGATAGGGCTAAACAATGGTTATTACCAAAAGAAGATAGTGGTTTGGTTGTTTGGAAAGAACAGAAGAAAAGATTTATTTTTAGTAGTGGTGCGACATTAACTTTTCGGTATTTATCCCACGATAAACATTTAAACAGTTATCAAGGTGCAGAGTTGCAATTTGTTGGTTTTGATGAATTAACACAGTTTCCGGAGAACCAATATAATTACTTGCATTCAAGACTTCGTAAACTTGAAAATAATGACATACCTATTCGTATGCGAGGTGCTTCAAATCCGGGAGGTATAGGACACGATTGGGTTAAAAAACGATTTGTGGATAAGAAAAGTAGGTTGCCGTTTATTTCTTCTGCTTATACTGATAATATGTATTTAAATCACGAAGAATATTCAAAGCAGTTGGATAAACTTGATGAAGTAACCAGACAACAATTAAAATACGGTAACTGGGACATCATAATAAAAGATGGATTATTAATGAACATCGACCAATTTAACAACAGTAAAATACCGTATGTTATGTTTAAGGATTGGAATCCTGTTTATTGTGCTATTGGTATTGACCCCGCAAGTACGGGTACTGATAAATTCAGTATGGCTTGTTTATGTTATTTTGATAATAATATGTTGGGTTTAGTGGATTTGTATAGTACACCATCTGCTTCACCGGAAGAGGATTTACGGGATTTCCTTATTCGTAATCGTAGATATATGCCTCGTGTTGTTAATTTTGAACGGGAAGCAGGTTCATCAAGTCATTATGCTTTGCAATACTGGGAAGATATTCTCGCTGATTTGATGGTGGATATGGGTTTTTATGTGAAAGATACAACTGCTTCCAGTACCGGCAGCAAATATAATCGTGCTTATCCACATGCTTATCATATAAGGAATGGAGGTATGTTTGTTAATGCTGATATTAGGAGTTATAGTGTTGGTGGGGAGTTGTATTCGCCGGTGGATAGTCTTGGTCGGCAGTATGTTTATTTGCATCCGGATAAGGAGGTGATGAAGGAGTATCCTTCGCCTGATGAGTGTGATAGTGTGGGTTATGCTTTTAGTGAGGTTGCGGGTGTTGTTGGTGGTTTGGGTGTTTCTGCTCCTTGATCTATTTTTTTTTTAATTTTAGGAGTAATACTTTTTATGGTGTTTTGTATTACTGTTTTTGTTTTTATCTATTATGATTGTTTTATTAAGTTATATAATTATATAATTTATTTAAGATTGTTATATAACTTATATAATTATATTATTTAATAAGAAGGGGGTTAAACTATATTTTCATCATATAGTAATACTTTTTATGGTGTTTTGTATTACTGGTTGTGGTTTTGTATATAGAGAAACAATTATTAAGTTATATAATTATATAATTTATTTAAGATTGTTATATAACTTATATAATTATATTATTTAATAAGAAGGGGGTTAAAGTAGTTACAAGAATAATAAGTAATACTAATAATAAATAAAAGTATTACTTAATTAATAATAATATAATAAATAAATAAATAAATAATAAAAACCATAAACTATATATACTATAAAATCTAATTATTATATATAGAAATACAAAGGTGATTTATTATGAAATTAAACCGTGAAAATCAAAGAAAATTAATTGAATTAAAAAGCACATTAAAAGCACAGAGAAATGTTGAAATCACAGATGAAGATATGATAATTACTGATGAAGATTTAAATGAAAGTATTGAATTAATATAGGGGGAATAAAATATGAACGAAACTATTATTGAATTTGAAGTAACCTACAAAGAAAACTGCATCAGCGGAAACATGAACATAAACGAAGCAGATGATGAAAAACCATTAAACTTCTATGAATATAATAACGAGGAACAAAAACAATTCCCACACAACCCATATGATACCGATAGTGAAGAATGGGTTGATTATGAATTATTAAAAGAAACAATATCCACCAATCCATTATTCATACAATATTTGGTGGATTTTGCAGAGGAAAATAAGAGTATTGTTCTTGATACTCGTACTGATGATAATATTATTCTTAATATTAATGAAGGAGCAAAAATGGAATGTGAAATCAAAGAAACATACGATTTCAAAGGAGATTATGTTGTTGAAATTGTTCCAGTATTTAATGGTGAGAAAATCGATTTAGTACAATATATGGGTGAAATGAATGAGATATTTGACCCGTGGGATACAAATGGTTTTTGTGAAATTGAAAATAGGTGTATCTATTTTGAAATTAGTAAAGATTACTATGATGCTGATTTAAAAGAAGATGTGCTTAATGATATTAACGAAGAAGCAAGGAGAATCTTTGCAAGAGCATTAACAAGAGAATTAGGAATTTATTCAAAATATGGGGAAGTGATGGAGCAAGCATTAGATGACCATTACGAAAATGGCTGGTTGTTTAAATTATCTCAAATGGTGGATAAATCTGATAAAGAGTTAGATGCTTTTTTAAGATATGAAGGATACATTGATGATGAACTATGATTTAATTGAATAAACTTTTTATTATTTTACTACTATCATCATCAACTTTTATTTTATTTACTCTTTTTTTTAATTATTTTATACTCACTATTATAAACTATCTTATTTTAACTATTTAATATATATTAAACAATAAGAAAATAAATTCCTTATTGAAATAATATATATCTGGATAATAACATCATCAAACCTTTAAATAGGTGACACAAAGTAAAGCAGGATTATATAACCCTGCTCCAATAATACATTCTATTCTGCAACCAATATAAAAATACCGTTTTTTTTATAAAAACACCTCCCAAAAAACCACCACCATAATTATTAGAGTATACAATGAAGAACACACAAAAAAAATAATTTTGTTCTTCAAAAAAATGAATGTGAGTTAAAAAAACATGGAAATACAAGGACTGCATAAAATAAACCCCCAACATTCTATAAACAAAGCAGAACAACAAAAACTATTACAACCCCGTAAAACAAAAAAAACAAAAGACACAAACACGGGAATAATAATATACCCCTTTTTAAATGTTAGCATCTGCGACAACCTAATACTACAATCCCCAACCTTACAAGTAAATATTGAAACACTATCAGAAGATGTAGTATTAAACAATATTAACACCGATGAAGAAAAACCGGAAATAAACGATTTCTGGGAAAACAACCTCGATAGTCTCTGCGACACCTATAAAGATTATATTAGTTACGGATTTGGTGCAGCGGAAATATTATACGATAC